CAGGTTCGTCGGGAGCGAGCTGAAGGAAAGCTACTTCAAGCAGGCCGCGCAGAATCTCGGCAACGCGAAGGCGCAGCCTGAACTGTTCGTAGCTTAACCCCCGAAACTATGGCCGGCGACTGGATCAAAGTTGAAGAGAACATGCCCGACAAGCCCGAGGTTTACGGCATGGCCGCACAGCTCGGGATCGAGCGCGCCGAGCAGTATTGCGAAGTCATAGCAAACCGCATGGGGCAAGAAGTCCTCGCCCTTTAACCCATCAAAAATGAATGAGCTGGCACTTTTCGCAGGCGCTGGTGGCGGAATACTTGGCGGCAAACTCCTCGGCTGGCGCACCGTTTGCGCAGTCGAGTGGGAGCCCTACCCCGCAAGCGTACTTATGCAGCGACAGAATGACGGCATTCTCGCGCCTTTCCCGATTTGGGATGACGTTCGCACCTTTGACGGACTCCCTTGGCGCGGACGTGTTGACGTGGTTTCTGGCGGCTTTCCCTGTCAGGACATCAGCGCAGCAGGAAAAGGGGCCGGAATCGACGGAGCGCGGAGCGGCATGTGGGCGCACATGGCCCGAATCATTGGCGAGGTACGACCACAATTCGCGTTCGTGGAGAACTCCCCAATGCTCACTTCTAGAGGGCTTGGACGAGTTCTCGGAGACCTGGCCGCGCTGGGGTATGATGCGCGATGGGGCGTGCTCGGCGCAGTCGATGCCGGCGCACCTCACAAGAGAGAACGAATCTGGATTGTGGCCTACGCCATGCCTGCCGGGCAATGGCGGGAGCAATGGGAAGGCGAAACTGAAGGAGATGCTTTGGCCGACTCCCAGAGCGAACGACGCAGAGAAGCGCGGGAACTTCGACCTCACGAACCCCAGGAACGGACTTGCAGCAAAGGCGAAGCTGTTTCCGACGCCACGCGCGACAGACCACAAGGGCAGCGGGAAGGCGGGGACTCTTCGGGACCGTTTAGACTACGCAGCGGAACGCGGAGCCACCAAGAGCAATACTTACGCCACCCCGCAGGCTCGGGACTATCGCACGGGAGCGACAGGTCGATGGGAAGACCCGGAGCGCACGCGCAATCTCAACGACCAGGTTGGTGGGCAGCTGAACCCAACGTGGGTCGAGTGGCTAATGGGGTGGCCGCTAGGGTGGACCGACTTAAAGCCATTGGAAATGGACAGGTTTCAGCAGTGGCTGCGCTCGCATGGCGAGTCCTGACAGGCACAGCAAACAACTAACCCCCGAAACTATGGCCGGCGACTGGATCAAGGAAACTGACCTTAATCACCATTTGCGGACTGAAAAACCGGTCCACCGTCGCTCCGCACGAGGAGTGAAACCCTCAAATGGATACGTTAACAATTTCCCGGCAGGGCTTGCGTGGAGGCGTCACAGACGTCCGCGTTTCACCCATGTAAGCGCCTGCCGGGGATTCAATTATTCCATGACCTACTTAGAAAAACTGAAAGACCCGCGTTGGCAGAAAAAGCGGCTCCATATTTGCGAGCGGGACGGTTGGAAGTGCCGGGACTGCCTCGACGAGAACGAGACGCTGCACATCCACCACGCGCACTACGTGAAGGGCGACCCGTGGGAGACTCCCGATGAGTACCTTATGACGCTGTGCGCTCCATGCCACGAGAGCCGCCAAAAGCTAGAGGATGAAGGTAAGCGGCTTTTGGCCGAAATGTTTATCAAGTGCGGCGACATCGCCCAGTTCGTGGGCTCCATGCGCGAGATAGTAGACAGGGAGCAGCCCGCCGTATGCCTCTTCAGTGACGGGCAGATGGCGGAGCGGTGAACAAATGAAACGCTTCACCGAAACAGATAAATGGCGCGACCCATGGTTTAGAAGGCTACCGCATACCCTTAAGCTAGGGTATCTGTACCTTTTGGATTCCGTGGACAATGCGGGCGTGTGGGACCCCGATTTCGACGCTGCCGACTTTTCAATCGGCGCCATCGTGCCGTGGGACGATCTCAAGGTCGCGATGGGGGACCGTTTGCAAATTCTCCCAAACAAGAAATGGCACGTCTCGAAGTTTGTGGGCTACCAATTCGGAGAGCTTTCCGAAGCCTGCAAGCCTCACGCGCAAGTCATCAGGCTTCTGTCTCACCATGGAATTGATAGGGTATCTAAAGAGTATCCAAAGGGTATCCATACCCTCAAGGATAAGGATAAGGATAAGGACTCTTTACAGCTCAGAATCGGGGCCATCTTTCGCCGCAAACCCGAGACGCCCCTTGGCGCGTCTGAGGTCAGAGCGATGAAAAACAACCGCGCCGCCATCGAAGCGACCTCAGAGGATGACTGGCAGCTCCTCGAAGCATTTTACAAAGCGCCCCAGACTGAAACGTTCGCCCGCAAGGACCTCGCCGCGCTCGTCAACAACTGGAACGGCGAAATCGACAAGGCACGCCTCTGGCGCCCGAAGCACCACACCGCCGCACCCGCAATGCTTCCCTTTGTCTGATGAACACCTCCCGCCGCCAGTCCTCGCAGTGGAAACCCAAGAACGAAGCCGGGCGCCGTCTGTGCTCTTGCGGATGCGGACAGACCGTGCAGCCGCCGCGCCGTACTTGGTTCTCCGACGCCTGCGTCCGCGCATGGCGCCTCATCCACGACCCCGCGACGATCCGCGCCGCCGTGCTGGACCGCGACAAGGGAGTCTGTGCGCACTGCGGGCGCGACACCGAGGCAATGCGGGCAGAGTACCGCAAGGCGCTCTTTGGCGCCCGAGACCGCGTCGGGCTCGTATCGCTCCACGACGCCGAAACGGTCGCCTACGTGCTGGGATCGCGCCGACCCGCACCCCCGGAAGGATTCCCGTGCGTGTCCCGTACCTGGTGGGAGGCCGACCATATCGTCCCCGTCGTCGAGGGTGGAGGATGCTGCGGGCTCGAAAACTACCGGACGCTTTGCTGCCCGTGTCACAAAAAGGAAACCGCCGCCCTTGCGCGCCGCCGCGCCGAGGCCCGCCGCGCCGCCAAGCAGGCCGCGCAGAACGCACAAGCCCCGACCCTCAACCTCGCATGAACGACGAAACGCCACAACCGGGCCACAACCCCGACACCGAGCGCGCCTTGCTCGCCTCCTGCATGGCAGGCGATGCCGCAGACGTGCACGCCGCAGTAGGGGCCGGAATCACCGCCGACTCCTTCGCTGACGAGACATGCGCGACCGCGTGGCGCGCCCTCTCGCTCTCCGTCGCAGCCGGCGAAGGCGTCGGAGTCGATGCCGTGGCGCGCCGTATGGTTGGCCTCTCGCCCGTCGAGGGGGGCACGATACGCGCCCTCGCGCTCATCACGGAAACGCAGCCGACGAGCCTGCGCCGCCACGGGCTCACCCAGGACGTCCTAGATTTGGCCCGCCGCCGCCGCCTGATCGCCGCCACGGGCAGCGCAGCACGCGAGGCAGGCAACCCAAGCCATTCGGAGTTTGCGAGCGTCTGGGAGGCCGCGGAGCCGCATTTACGCGACGCGATGGACGTGAGCCAGACCAGCCAGGCCCGGACCCTCGCCGAAATGTGCGACCAAGCCCGGGATGAAATCACGAAACCGGACACGCGCCCGGCCATCGACACCGGCTTTCCGCGCTGGGACAAGGCCGCGACGCCCTCGCGCCCCGGTCAGCTCATCGTCATTGCAGCCCGCCCTGGTGGCGGCAAATCCGCCCTCGCGACCCAGATTGCGCATCATGTGGCAACCAAGGTCGGGAAGCCGGTCGCGTTTTTCTCGCTGGAAATGGCCGGCTCTGAAATCTCGAAGCGCCTCGCCGCGCATCGCGCCTTTCCGTCTGCGCCGTGGGATCACACCATCGTCGCACAGCTCGAAGAGCTGCGGAAGGTCAAGACCCTGCGCATTTTCGAGGTCGAGCACAGCAGGACCCTCGCCCAGATTGAGGCCGTCTGCCGGCTGATGGCGGGCAATCCTGCGGGCCTCGGGGCTGTCTTCGTCGACTACCTGCAACTTGTGACGCCTACCAATTCCCGCGACATGCGCGAGCAACAGGTCGCCCAGATGTCGCGAGCCTTCAAGCTTCTCGCTCGCGCCGTCAACGCGCCGCTTTTCCTTTTGGCGCAGCTCAACCGCGAGGTGGAGAAGGACGAGAAACGTCCGCCGCGTCTGTCGGATTTGCGCGAGTCAGGCGCCATCGAGCAGGATGCCGACAAGGTTTGGTTTTTGTACCCAGACCCGACCGCGACGCCGAACCCTGACGGAGCCGTCGCGGACATCATTCTCCTTCAGGCCAAGTGCCGAGGAGGTCCGCCGAATTTGCCAACGAAACTGAAATTCCACCGTCCGCAATACACGTTCACCGCAGCATGAAGACCAACAAGAAAGCCAAAGCCAAGAAGCCGAAGCGGGCCAGCCGCCCGCTCTCGTTTACATTTCAGCCCGAACGGCGTTTCATGTGGACCGTCAAGGACATCTCCCGCCGTCCGTCGCGCCCGCCCCCGAATCAATCCTCGTCGAAGCCGAGCGCATCACCTCGGGCGACCGACAGGCCCAATACGGGCCACCTGATCAAGATTTCCAGCGCATCGCCGGAATGTGGACCGCGCTCAAGGGAGTCCCGTTCACTGCCCGCGAGGTCGCAATGTTCATGGTCTGCGTGAAATTGAGCCGCGAGACCCA